CTTATTATACGGGATTTCATCAGAAAAGTCAACACTTATTTTAACCAAGAAAGTGTTTTACAAAGATCATTGTTAAAAACGATCCGAGAAATAATAATAAAAAAACTATAAGTATTTCCCAAAAAATATTCATTTACCTGTTGACTTTTTTCAATTTATGCTGTATAATCCCTATTGCGGTAGGGGGGGACAGTATACCCTTTTTAGTGCTTGATATCAGAGTCGGGTTCAGGGATATCAATATCATCTACAAGGCGTGCGGCCTTGAAGTTAGCTTTCTGAACCGTGGCTTGAAGATACTTTATCTTAAAGTCCACATCACACTCATTCGTTGCAACTAATTTATCTTTACCTACTTCAATGTATCTATCATTGCTCATAAAGAACCAGGGGACGAAAGACGCCTCACCAGGTCTCTGGAATTCTAATTCTAATGGTTCATACAACAGGATTGTTTTATCTGTATCGTCTAATACTTCAGCAATCAATGTGTTGCCGTCAATCATCTTAATCTCTCTGATGTTTGCTTTGTCTATTAGATCTCTTTGTTCTTGTGTCATTGTTTTAATCATGGAAGATCTACCTCATAAATTTTATAGTCAAAGTGCTCTTTCGTATAAAGTGTTATTCTAACACCTGCATGCTCCAGAGTATAATTCTTTCTCTTCTTCCATTGTAGGTCATCAGCCAAATCATATAGAGTAGTATTTCTACCATCATCAGCTTTTCTGAGACCTCTACCAATCGACTGTAAAACCTTTATCTGCGATTTAGATGGTGAAGCAAAGATAACATTATGAAGGTTTCTTATATTTATACCAGTTGAGAACGTGCCTAGAGAGGCAACAATAATAGCATTCTTTTCTTTCTCTGTGATTGCTCTTATTTGTTCTCTCGTATCAACATCCACCGCACCAGACACAAAGAATAACTTTCTATCATTGCTTATGTGTTCACTGATAAGATTATACAGTGGTTTTCCATGCTTCTCAACATAATTATATAGTATTAATGAGTTTCCATCAAGATCTAATACAAGGTTCTTAATAAATGCATTCCTGGATTGATATCCAACAATAAAGTCAACTTCCTCTTGGTACTTCGTCTTGTTTACATACTTTCTGTATTCATCTTTGTATTTCAGAACCAAGACTTTAATATCTAACTTAGCAACTGTATCATTATCCATCAATTGCTTTGTAGTAATAACTTTATAGACAGGACCAAACAATCCCTCTAATACGAGCTTATGTGTCTGCGTTCCATCTAATGTACCAGTTAAACCAAATCTATATTCAGCCTCTGTACAATTAGTCAAAATAGTTGTTAGTGACTTAGCCTTAAAGTTATGAGCCTCATCACCAATCACCATACCAAATCTATTGAACCATTGCTTTGGTAATTTGTATATTGATTGCCATGTAGTAATGACAACTCTATTATTAGTATCATTTCTATCCTTACCAGAATAGATCTTATGACAGCAATCAACAGAGAAGTTAGAATCCTTAGATGAATAATCTGCAAAGTCAGAATACATTTGCTCTACCAATGATGTAGTAGGAACAACAAGTAAGATATCTTTATCACTATTATCTAAGAACCATCTTACATAAGAATAGATGATTAGTGACTTACCAGATGCAGTAGGAGATAATAGTATTCCTCTTTTATTATTCAGTCCATATCTTACAGCATCAATCTGGTAGTCGTATGGCTCAACAATCTCACCATTAACAGTGTATGTGTAATCATTAATAAATGACATATCAGTTTCATCAACTTCACCAGCCAATCCATAATCAGATATCTCAAATAATAAGTTATACTCTCTTGCATCACAAAACTCTCTAATGTATGCAATCAAGCCACCAGGTAGTGTTTTCGTTCTAGTATCATAGAGACGAATTTTGCCATCCCATATTCTATTCTTATAGGCTGGCATAAACTTATAACCTGGAACAAAGAAAGTGAAGAAGTCGGATAGCTCTCTTGCTACTCCAGGTTCACAGTCGACAATGATCTGTGCCTCATCTTTCTTTTTAATAATTAATGTTTCCATTACATGCCGGAAGTAAACTTCCTCCACTCAATCATATTCTTAATGTTTTGATGTCTCCACTTAATGTTATCCATTATCTCTTTTAGCGTAGCAACCAACTCTTCTAGGTAATGAATCTTTGCTTGCATTGCCTGGATATCTTCATCTGAATCATAATAGTAATCCATATCACCTTTTAGAGGTTTAGCAAGACCATTGAATGGATCATATTCCCATCCAAACTCATCTATCTGTTGCTGAGATAACTTACCATTATAGTAAAGCCATTTGTTTTTTAGTAGGACTTTAAACTCCTGCTCTCTGCGACGTAGTTGTAGCTTTGAGACTGTAATCATCTCAAGATACTTTCCATGGAGAACAGCAGAGTTACGAGATTCTTCGTCGAGTGACATCTCATCAATCTGAGCGTCAGTCTTCCACATCTTCAAGACTTCTTCAATATTAATCATAATATAACCTTTTTATTTTATTTATATAATCTTAAAATAACTGTATTCAAGTGTAACCATTGTTGTTAGATATTGTATATCAGTAGTAGTTGTTTCAAATGGTAATGCTGATATCTGTGTTGGGTATGCATCAATAAACTGGAATCCAACATTAGGATTGTTACTACTTGTTTGTGCTGTTAGAGTTAGATCTCTTGGCTTACCATCATTCTTTTGATCAACATTAAGAACCTGAGCTAATAACCAATCATGCATTTCTCTATAGTTAGTAAGATCCTCATCCACCAAGAATGTTACTGTTAGTGGACCATATTCAATCTTATCAGCAGACATAGGAATTCTGCGCTTAGGTGTTCCAAGCTGAGCAGGGTTAGCCATCATGTCTGGTAGCATAACTGTTTGCAGATGAAAGTTTGCATTTGGAAACTTCAATCTATCCATTGTCATAATAAAAGTTGTTGGTGAGAGGTAATTATAGTTAGTGTTTAAATCACCAGTCGCCTCATAACTCATATCAATTGTAGTATCATACGGCATTTATTATTACTCCTTTTATACACCCTTATTTATAAGGAAAAAAAAAGGGGTTCCAAAGAACCCCTTTATTGAAGTTAATTAGATTAACTAATTATACCTTCATGATGTTACGCACTTCGAAGATTCTGAAGTACTGGTTAGCACGATTTGTACCAAGCTCTGAAGAACCTGCACCACCCGCAAATGGGTTAGCAACCATACCGTAACGAGTCTTGAACCCGATACGAGGTTGGAAATCGTTCTCACCAACCGCACGAACCATAGTTAATGGAACGTATGGGCAGTAGAATAAACCTGCATCATAAGG